TAAAGTAACAATAGTTAATCATTGTTATCATTACATCGCCTATGGCGTCCTGAATAGCTGGTTTGTCGTTATCATAACACGCCTTGATAAGTTCGCCAACCTCCTCGTTGGTTTTGAGGAGTTCATCAAAGGGGGTTAGTAGCTCATAGATTTCTCTTTCTTTTGCCCATTCTTGGATAAGGGGCACGAGTTCTTGAATTGTTAAATTTTGTGTTATTTTATTCATTTTTAAAAAGTTCTTTGTATTTAGAAGTTGTTATCTCGGTACAATCAGAAGGAATGGGGACATCTGTCCAATCTTCATCAAAAAAAAAGCAAAAGTATTCGTTATTATTCTTACAAAAACCAATATGCTCGCTAAATCCTTCTTTCCAACCTATACAGGCATTGAGTTCTGCTTTGCTAATGGTTAAGGCTTGGTCAAAGTCGGCTTGTATGGCTTTACCTTGCTTGATGTTCAGTCGGGGCATATATTCACCATATCTGACTTCCTTCCATACTTTGGTGTCTACAGTAGTGCCTTGGGGAAATATTACTGATGATATTCCTCCTGCTGCTACCCAATCTTCTCCTCGCCACAAGGTGAAGCCGTATTTTTCGGCTAATGCTTTTTGGTTTTCAAAGCAAACATCTAATTTGTCGGCTATCTTTTGAAACTTTTTGCCAGTTTCACTGTTTTTTGGTGTAATAAAATACATATTCATTTTTTTAATCATTATTATAGTTTAACAATTCGGGGTTTTCATATTGGTTTCCAATAACTTTTGCACGTTGCAAACACGAAAGCCAAGCCTCTTCGCGAAGATTGTAATACCCATTGATGTTGCCTACATTTTTGGCATCGATACGGCAGAATGCCATACATTCCTCTCGGTACACAATAAGGCTGTAACCTCCATAATCGTGGGCAAGAATATCGCCCTCATAGATTTCAGTGCCATTTTTGTCGTATTGCCCTGTAAATTGACTGATTGTTTCGGGACGACATTCAAAACAACTAAAGCCGTCTAAATTATCCTCATCAGTAGGAAATAAGTGAGTGAAATCCCAAGAAGGTATTCCATATAGCCACTCTTTACCTTTAAAGATGGATAATGCTCTAAATTTTATTGTTTTCATTTTCTTTGTGATTTTAATGTTATTAGTTAATTTCTACTTCGTATTCCCAGTAGAGGGCATCATCCTCACTTATATTATCACTGAGCCAGTTAAAAGCTTCAGGAAATTTGTTTATTTCACTATCACAAATGGAAAATCCATAATCTGCCATTTGTTCTAATTGTTTGGCTACCTCTTCAGGTACTTCTACATCTGATAAACCTACAGTGTAGGTTACTTTTACGGTTAAATCTTTGATTGTTCTCATTTGTTGTTTAATTATTTGTTAAAAGATAGGTTTTTCTTATATACATACCTTTTCTGAATTGTTTTCTGTTAACTTGAATTCTAATTTAAACTTCAAGTTCTTAAACTCTGTTTCGTTATACATAATAAGTGATGTAGTTACATCATAAACTTCTCTAAATTCAGCACTTACTCCTTCAAATAAGAAGCAATCTCTTATTAATTTTAGAAATAAGTTCAAACCATCTTCAGTAATAACCCCCATAAGGTTATATGGCGCATTATCCTTAGAGCAATATATAAATGCTCCCTCTTTAATTTCTTTTTTCATTTGTTGATATTTTTAGTCTTTAAAAATTATTCCTCCACTTTTAGTTTTCTGCTCATAAGAGCTGAGAATTTTAGCTAATGTGATTTCGGTATCTTCTACCAAATTAGAAAATCTTTCCCCGTATTCCCCTTTATACCCTTGATACAATATATCCGTTAGCACATCTATTTGTGCGTTATTTAATTCTAATGTTATATCAAGACTATACATACTATTTTCTTTCTCGATTAACTCAATAGAAAATTTACCTAAAATTTCTTTTTTTGTTCTCATTTGTCAATATTTTTAGTGTTAATAATCTTACCTAAATATAGCACAAAGTACTTTTTATTGGCTTCTGCGCCCCATTCGGGTTTGCCTGTACCAAAACGTATTGCTTTTAATTCTATGGTGAGGCTTGGAGCATCACGAGCATAGCCATTGCGAAAGACGACAGTGTCGTACTCTTTTCCAATAAGGCGAAGGTTGTAATACGATTTGATGTCGCGGTACTCTTCTGTTTTCTCCCCTGAGAGTATCATATCAAACCATTTCTTTTTGATGGTGAGGTGTAGCGTGTTCATTTTAATAATCGTTTTTCTATTTCATTTTTTTTTCGGTTAAAATCCTTGCGAATGGTCTCGTAAGATAGTTCACTTTCAGTAATATTGTAGGCTTGCAAGGAGTTGAGTATACTGGTACGGTAGGGTATACAGTAGTAATGGTTATTTAGCACGGCATTGCGAAATAGTTCTTTCCGAAAATGACTATCCACGAACTTCACGATAAGAGCATTCTTATCGGTAGGTATTATACAACCTCGCTTCTCGTAACAACTCATACTAATGCTAAGCTGATAAGGGTGTAGCGTATCCTTGCGTTCCCTGTATTGGTATTCTGATACGTTTGTTTTACGCTGCAAAATGTTGAGGATATAAATACCCATTTCGTCGTCCGATTTAGGTACGTAAGGCTCGCTGTAAAGCGTGCGCATATACTTAATAAGGTAAATAGGTAGTTGTAAGGTAATGTTTATCATATTAATTTTCTAATTTGCTAATTATCATTTCGTCGTTGTAGAAATATTCAATCGCAGTATTCTTCTCTACAAAGGTATCCAGCTCATTGATGTCTTTTGGATATATGGTATATAGATAAGGGACAAAGTCTTTTAAATTGAGAGCCTTCGTAGTCTTAGTTACGGGTACATTGCACAATCCTACCAAGTATTGGTGCCAGTAGAGAGCAGCAATATAAGCATTACTCTTCTTAAAGTGCGTGATGATAGGCTCAATACAGAGTAGTGGTTTACTAATAAAACTCTTTTTCTTTCCCTGTGGATCGCATAGTAATTCTTCATTGTGCAAGAATTTTCCCCAGCCGTCATTGGCGTAGGTAATAGTCACATTCAAACACTTGTACATAGGTAGGTTTGTTTTCTGCTCGGGGAATATATCATATAGGTATTTAATATATTCCGAGAGGTCGAGTGGGCTACCTGCAGGGAGCAATCCTCCTACCAAGTTCCCTTGACGATAGAGCCCCATTGCTACACAATTGTTTTTGTGCAGGTATACCGACTCTACTTTCATATTTGTTAATATTTTAAAAAAGTACTCCATTTTAGGGTTTAGGTATTAGGGTTTAGGTGTCAGGTATGACAAACTGTTAATATAAATAAAACTTATACGAATTTTATTTACTATAATGTTTTATCTATTGAAAACACATTTTTTTGAAAAAAAGTGTTTTTCTACAAAAAAGAGGCATTTTTTTTTCCGACATTTCCGACAAAACCTACAAAGATTGTAAAACACTATTTTTCAAATATTTATGTGATATAATAATCATTCTTCTTACAAAATCTCGTAGGATTTTGTAGGAAAACAAAAAAACTTTCCTACACTTTCCGACATTTCCGACATACTTTCCGACAAGATTTTACTACTTAATAAAGTGATTTTAAAACAAATAAATCTTTGTCGGAAATGTCGGAAAAATTTTTAGAGGTTTTTAGATACAAATTGTGTTTTTTTTTAAAAAAAATAATCAATAAGGCAAATCGTCTTCGTCTATTATTGCTTCTGGAACATTACTATTATTGTTCTTAGGTTTCCGTATGCGCTGTAATTCTATTTCTGCCATTAACTCTTCTTTGATATTTATCTTGTTTAAGTCTATAACAAAAGCACTCGTATTACAATTAATTTCCATATTTATGCGAGTACTCTTCACTTCATCTCTATAAGCTTCACACTCTTTGATGAGCTTTCGCATTTCGGCTTTTGAAGGTGCAGCTTCGCGGTTCTGTACAAACCATTGCCGCTGAACGATACTGAACACAGTAGTAAAGTTGAATTTTAAGAGCCCACCCTCTTCGCGTATGTTCACATCTATCCTTAGTGTCTCTCCTTGTGTTAAGCGCATACACGATAAGAAGCAATCCCAAAACTTGTTGATAGGTGAATCGGTATCAAGTTTACGGCGTTGATTCTCTACTATCTGTTCAAAATGGTCTATCATATCAGCTTTTCCAAAGGGGAAGAACTGTTGTGCCTCAAAAATATTATATATGGTATGTAATACAGCTAAATTATCGATAATACGCGTAGGTAGGTTTTGCAATTTCTCAAGTTTTCCCAAGGCAATCTTATTCACGCGGTAAGTATCAAGGAAACGTTCTTCAAAGAGGGAACGTTGGTTAATAAACGTGTCGGATATACCAGAAATACCTTTGCGAATAATATCTTTCAGTTTATCGTATTCCTTTTTTTCTGCTTCGCTGAATTCTCTGCTCTCCATCTCTTCCCAAATAAGGCGTGAGATAAGAGCTTCGGCACTGGGGTAATCATTCCCAGTGAGTATGGTAGAGCTGATGATAGGCACTTCGTCTACCGCTACTTTGCTTTCAATAGACCCGCGCTTGTAGCCTCGTCTATCCCATAAACCTTTGATAATACCGTCTACTTGGGGGTTGCCTCGTTTGTATTCCGAGAGTTGCGAAATGCCATTACTGAACTGTGCAAACTCTCGTATCTGCGCTTTGATGGTGGACGCTGCACCCTCCAATTGTATAGCGGTTTGAGGTACTCCTGTAAATGATTGTATAGCTTCGCAGATATTGTCTTTACCTGTTGAAGCAGGTCCAAAGTAAAATAGTATCGGGAAGAAGCCCGTACAGCTCACCACAATGTCTTGGAATAGCGAACCTATACCGAATAGGATACCTGTAATAGCATACCCACGGTGTACTTTATAAACCTGACGGAAATAGTTAGGAATGCTCATTTGAGTATCAAATGATTTAAACTTCTTCTGTGCTCCATACTTATAGATATTCTTGTCGTAATTTCTGTTCGCCGACGGTATATAGTAACTCTCGTTATTCAGCTTAAAGAGTCCTTCTTTATTAATGAGCTCTTCGCGTTCCCCTGGTATTACTATTTTATTATTCCATACCCAGAAGCCCTCAGGTTGCCACCCTAATACATCTATTTTTCGCCCGTTACCCATACGGTCGAACAGGTAGCGTAACAGGCGTTCGTGCTGTGCAGCTGTGCCTGAGAAAGAAAAGTTACCATAAGAAGTAACCACATTCTTGAATGAAGGGAGCGTGTTTATTTTATCTGAAATTACATCGAAAATCTTCTCAGTGTTATGTACATTACAGATACGAATGAGCTTCATTGGAAACTGCTCGTCCTGCATATGCTGTACAATTTCAATTGAGAAATTAGAGATAGCCATAAAGTACTCTTTGCCTTCTTTACCTACAGATGTATAGATGCGGTTTTTGTGTTGGAAAAGCCCATATTCTATAATTTCACTCTTATAGAGGTAAGGGTTCTCTACTTCGTCAGGAAAGAGATAGAAGTCAAGAGAGCCGTCGCCTTCGCCTACTGGTCTACTAAGGTGAGAGTCCTTTTCTCCCATATCAATAATTATCTCTGGTGTCTTGAGATATTGCTTTTCGAACTTTTCGAATTTTGGAGCAATCTTAATTTTAAACAACTCTTTTAGTTGTTCAGAATACGCTTCACGTGTGGTATTATCAGGAATACAACCTACGAGCTTGCCAGCCAATTCGATGAGGTTCTTTTTATCTTCGGGCAAGAGGAGGGGCTTTTTGCTTTCGCCGTGAGTAGCCACATAGCGGTCGAGACCAGTGCGGTAAGATTCTCCTACTAAATGTACAATAGCATCGTTACGTGAGGCTTTGATGAGCTCGGTAGCGTCTTCTTTTTGTCCGATACTATCAGGATCTTCTTTGGTAGCCGATTTGATTGCTACCAATTCTGCAAACAAACCTGCCTGTAGTATCATCTCCAAATCACGCTGGGCAGCGTTTTGCCCTGCACTATCACTATCGCGGAATATAATCACCTTACGGCATAGTTTCTTGAGCTGTTGCAGGTGCTGTGGGGTAAGAGCGGTACCAAGGGTAGCAACCGTATTGGTAAAACCAATTTGATGCATTCGCATTACATCGGTATAGCCTTCCACAAGATACACCTCGCCTGTTTGGGCTATAGTATTTCGTGCCAAGTGAAAACCGTACAACAACTCCGATTTGTTAAAGACAGCCGATTCAGGTGAATTGAGGTATTTAGGTTGTTTTTTATCGTTCGTAAGGATTCTTCCACCAAACCCTACACAATGCCCGTGTTTGTCACAGATGGGAAAGATGATTCTCCCCTTGAAAAAATCGTAGTACATACCCTGTTGGTTCTTCTTGAGTAGACCTAAGGTTTCTCCCTCGCTAACGATAGCCTTCTCTTTGAAAGCCTCATATAATCCTGCCAAGGCATAACCAATACCGAAGTTATCCAATATTTCCTCAGTAAAATTACGGATGAGCATATACTTTTTGGCTTCCATTTCGGGCGACAGACTTACAAAATTCTGACGGTATAACTCGGCAGTTTTTTTGAGAATTTGGCTAAGGCTTTGCTTTTGTGCGCGTTTTTCTTTTTGGACATCGGTTTCGTGTTCGTACTCAATAGGTATGTTCAGAGCCTCGCAGGCAAGTTTTACCGCTTCGGGAAAGTCCACACCTTTATATTCTTGAATGAAATCAATGATACTTGTACCCGCTTTGCCCGTACCGAAATCCTTCCAAATATTCTTTACGTTGGTAACTTTAAAACTTGCGGTGCGTTCATTCTTGAAAGGAGAGAAGCCCTCGGCAGTACCATTGTTACGTATCTTATAAGAAGCATTGGTATATATCCTGCCAATGGCTTGGCACAGGTCGGCTTCGTATAATTTATCTATGACTGATGATTTAATCATAAGGTAAGAGATAAAAGGTAAAATATTACCTTATTAATACTTGTTTTTGGACTAACATTCTGTCTTAATAATCCAACATTGTTCTTCTATATTTGCAAATCCTTTATATTGTTTGCCTGTTAGAGGAGATTTTCCGAAATCAATCAAAGGAATAAGTCTACTAATAATTGTTTCAAAAATATCTAAGTCAAAGCCAAAGTGCTCATAAAATAATTCTTCTACTTTTCCTTCTTCATATTCTATTTCATCAATATCATATCCCATAATGGTACAGGCTAAAGTTTCAATGTCAAATCTGTGGATATTATTCTTCTCTTTCATAGCGTTTATTGAATTTCTAATTGTACGCAGAAACCGAGTTCCATTAGGTTTTTGGCTTGCGTAGTGTTCATAACCTCTTCGTCATAGGCATAGATAGTGTGCTTGTGAGGTTCTACCTTATAGCCTTTACATTTGAGACGATAAGTATTGTTGTAAATCTTTCGCTTCTTAGCAGACACCTTATAAGTAGTTTTTACCTGGGCAGTAGTGCTTATAGGTTCTACTTCAAAGAGGAGTAGGGGAGAGTATTTTTCTCTTTGAACTCTCTTGCTCTTTTTCTGAAATCGTTGATGATTCTTTCTCTTAGTTTGTTTTCGTCCCATAACTGTTTTTTCTTTTTTGTTGATTTTGATTTTTTAGACTTATCCGTATCGGCATTGAGCAGTTGGCGCAAACGTTCACGCTGGGTGCTATCCAACACTTGCGCTACTTCATATACCGTTTCGGCTGTCATCCTTTTAATAAGGGGAAAAAAACACTATATCACATCGCAGAATTGGCGACGGATAACAAAACCAAATAGCAAGGTAAGAAGCTCTACACGGCAGAGCTTGCAATTTTTGTCGAGATAATAATAAGTGATTTTTTTAAACATAGTTTTTAGATTTTAAAATATTAGACATTTCAAAAAGTTGCTCATTAGGAACTCCTGTAATCTCAATGAGAGCATTTCGACATTTTGTGTTGTCGAGTTTTTCATTATCGTCGTCTATATACCTATTTATAGTATCATATCCAACGCCGATAGCCAATGCAAGTTGCATTCTTCTTGTTTGTTTTTCTCCTTTCTCTGAGAAAAAATTAATAATTTCTTTGGTCAAATTCATTTTATTACATACTTTTACCCCTGTAAAGTTACATAGGTAGTTTTACAGGGGCAAAGATAAAGAAACTTTATCTAATAATCAAAATTTTGGATAAAGTTTTTTTATTTGTATTTTGTATTTTACTGAATATCAAATAAATATTTTTTATTATGAATAAAGTTCATATTCAAAAATTCATTTCATACTTAAAAAGTATAGGGGCTGTAAAAACGCAAAAAGAGTTTGCTTTAATAATTGGTTATCAAAGTGAATCTGCTTTTTCACAAGCCATTGCCAAAGTTCCTATTCCTGTAGATACATTTGATAAGATAAAGAATGTTTATCCTGAGTTTGAAGAATTTTTAAAAGGTAGCTCTCATTTAGAACCACAAAATTGGATAGAAGATGATTTAAGCAGGTATAATAGTCCAAACCACGATAAAACATCATTAGAAAGGTTAGGATTACGTTTAGATGAAATCTGTAGAGTAAAAAATATAAGTCATCAAGATTTGGCTAAATTGCTAAAAATTGGTTATAGTGATTTACTTGTACTGATTGCAGGAAATAAGCCTGTCCCTGCGAGTCTCTTAGAGAAGATAATGAAAATAATGCCTGAAATTAAACCCCTATGGTTAATATTAGGGTATGGAGCTATGGTAGACAATAAAGATGAGGAAATAAAACGTTTAAAGCAAGAGCTCGAAGAGTTAAAAAAACCAACACATCCAACCGAGAATGTGGATAGGAGAACCGCATAAGAATAAATCGAAAATTATTGATTTTCACCCTAAAAAATAGTTAAAACGAATACTAATAACGAATACAAACTACTGTATTTTTTTCTGTTTTATAAAATTTATAGCGTTGAAAAACAAAAGGTTATGAATTTGAAAGATGATGTATTTAAACTCATAACCCGAAGGTCACTGGTTCGAGTCCAGTTCCCGCTACAAAATAGGCGTAA